TGGCTCTAACTCGAATTGCATAACCATGTCCATTTCTTCCATCATGGTATCCATTTCCTGTTGTTCAGCTACTGTAGAAGAATCATACGTATCCATTAAACCTAAAGTTATCTGCTCTTCCATCTGAGTAGGCTGTACAACTTCTATCCAAGTCTCCACTGCTGTAGTAATCACATTATAATTAACAGTATATGCTACGTTATCGAAGAAATAATTCTTTTTACCACCTATTCGGATAAATACCTTATCTAAATCTCCTGCAAAATCATGTGCACCTGAATATGTAGTAGGTGTTCCTGTATTATCTAATGTAACTTGTCCAGTATCCCACTGTAACACATTATCATTATATCCCTTAGTCTGAAAATATCCAGTAGTATTTGATTGAGAATGATACATCTGTAATTGCCATTCTAAAGCACCACCTTCTGATATGTGAAAATCTTCTATATTTACATATTGGTCAAAAGTAGTTAAGGAGTTTGATGTTCCTTTTCCACACTTACCAGTACCAAAATATGCATTACAATTTGGCATACTCGCAGGACCTAGCCCACCCCAATCTAGATCCATATCACCCTCGTAACGACTGGTTACGACACCTGTTTCACTATCTAATAGATCTCCTGTTGATTTATGTTCAACAGTAACAGTAGTTTCAGTAACTGTGTCTATATGACCTTCACCTAAATGTTCTGTTTCTACTTCTTGGGTAACAGTATCACCCTCTTCTAACATCTGTGCATTAGAGTAATAGGAGTAGAAGAAGACTACCAAGGCCAATGCCCACACCGACTTCTTCATCAGTTATTTCCTCTTGTTTAACATTGTCTTTTACCCACTGATCATAATCAGGTCGTTTTTCAGGATTACTAGCCCACTCTTCAGCAGCCTCTAAACCAATTTTTCCATGAAACGGACAGGGGGTGCCTGCCATTTCCATTGCTTGAAATACTCTGGCATCTTGACAGAGGAGAGCAATAGCTCCTACTTTCATGCCCATTCTATACATAGCTCTACTGAGCTTTAATCTTTCACAATTTAAGTCTTTTATTGCTGTTCCACCAGCTATTCCTAGAATCTGTGTCTGTACAGCAGCAGAAGCTGCATAACTACAAACGTCTTGATTGTTAATTACTATTGATGGAGCATTTGCTGTACTTGGTGTTCTATCTACTGTAGTAGTTCCTGATACGGTTGAACTTGTGCTAGTAACAGTATTAGTATCGGCTGCATAAGCACCTGAGAACAGCATCAGGAATACTAGTAGATAGAAAAATATATGCATTAATAATAATTAGACCTCTGCACAAGCATAGCAATTAATTTCCAGACCTACAGATACTTCTTTAACGATTGGTGATTTCCACATGTTTATTATTCCTCTATTGTTACGGTAGGCATTTCCTTCTTGGCAGGCATTAACACCACACCATGAAGAATCTTACCTTCCATTTCTACTTTTTCTTGTTTTCCAATACCTACTCGATCAAGCAGGGTTTGAGCTGCTTTTAGACGCAACTCGGCTCGTGGATGTTCACCCACATCGTTCATTCCTTCTACTACTCTGTTTATTGCTTGTACAGAATGTGCAGCCAGTTCTGTTTTAGCTGCTTCTAATATCTCGTCTGATAGTGTTTTTAACAATAGGCTACGTGAACTTTTAGAATATCCAGCTTTTTCTAGAGCTAGATTTATGTTACCACCAGTGTCAAATAGATTGGACAGAAATGATTTCTGTTTATCTGTTAATTCTTTTTTCTTTTCTGCTAGTATACCACTGTGCTGCATTAGTAGTTCCAACTTCCTTTGTATACTCTATATGGACTTATATAGTTTTTAGTATCAGCACCAGATTTACCTCTAGTCTTTACAGCATAAGAAGCTGTACCTCTTTTTTTCTCTGTTTGATACCTTCTTTTTTTCATTATTGTACCCCTACCTGTTACATCTCCATAGGCAGGTCCTTGTAAAGCATCAGCTCTTTTTAACGATGGTATTCTATCAAAAAAATAAGGAAGTATTTCTTGATCTATTATTTCTTTCATTTGTCGAGTGAACCATTTTGGAACCATATCTTTACTATTTTTAGATTGATAGAATATATAAGGATGATCATGGTACTGCAATACTGTTTGTATAGCAGTACCATGATATTTATCATTTAATCTTTTTCTTAAACTAGGATCATTCCTAACTAATTCTCTAAATCTTCTAAATCCTCGATGTTGTAATTCATGATCTAATGTCTCTAATTGCTTCCAAGCTGGTTTTAATTTAGAAATATTACTTCTAGTTTTTACTTTTTTTACATAGGAAGGACTCCATGCAAATTGTTCTCCTTTTTCTTTTGAAGGCTGAAACTTTAAATCTCTTATTGATTCAAGTTGACCATAATCTGTTGGTTGAGTAAATACATTAAACGTATCCTTTTCTCTTGGAATCAATCCTATTAAATCTTTTACTTTTGAAACTGCATGATAACCTGTTCCTTTACCCTTTCTCTCAACTTGTTCAAATGTATAAGGATGTCTATATTTCTTATCTCCATATGTTCTCATCCTATCACTTGACCATCTAGGTGGTCCATATTTTAATTCATAAGTTCTTCTTGTACCAGTCATAGCTTCAGTATCTGTACGTTTAGATTCAGGAAATTGTTCTTGTGCTTTTTTGTACATATCTTCATAACCAATTTCCTGTAAATTACCATGAATATGAGATAACCTTGGATCAGTTTGTCCTTGAGACCAAAAAACTCCATGCAAACTTGGGTCAGGTATTTGAGTTTGTACTATTCGAGGTTTTTCTGTACCATAATCAGCACCAATTTTTCCCATAGGATTAAGTGGAGAGTGCATAAAATATTCCGTATTTATTGCATCTATACTTAATGGATTAGGTTCTACTTTTACTTTTTTCTTCTTCTTTTTTGGTGTATTACCATAATTCCAAGTTCTTTGTTTACGTGCCATCAGTAGTTCCAACTTGTTTTTTTTCTTTTTCTTCTTTTAGTTTTAGGAGCAGTAGGTTGCACTATACCTCCTCCGTAATATCCAGCTCTAGGTGTTAATTGATTCATTTGTTGTTGTCTTATCTGTGCATCTTCTGCAGGAAAAGGATTTTGAGGATAAGGTAATTCTGCAGTATTTTCTTGATCTAATGATGAGGGAATTAACAAAGTAAGAATACCACTTGCTCTAGCAAGCACACCTCTTGATAATAAATTTGATTGTCTATTTCCTGAAAGTATTTTTTCAATTCTTTTGTTAGACTCTCTAACTCTTCTATCAGACTCTCTAAAAAGTTTCCGTGATACTCTATTTTCTTCAGTAACCCTTTTTCTAGTAGCTCTTTCTACTTCGTCAAAACTGGATTCTAACTGATCAAGTAAATGATTTCTTAACTCAGAACTTGATATACCCTTTTTCATAATATTAGAGGGTATATTAGTATTTTTCCATGTTCCTCTAAATTTTGCACGTAAGTCCTTTACAAAATTTTGTCTTGCATTTTTTATCTTTCTTTTAATTTTAGGAATCCTATAAGCTTTCCTATACCATTTTATTAAATCATCTACATTATCAAATCTTGGTGCTTTTGGTACATTTTTAGGAATTTCTTGCATAGCCTATATCCTACTTGTTCTTTTTCTCAGAACTGGTATCCTCAGACCATTCAACATCTTTAGACCAAGGGTCTTTTACTGTTGCATCTTTTACTTGAGGTTTTACTTTTTCTACTTCAGCCCAAGGGTCTTTTACTATATTACTTGCTACCTGTGTTCTTCGTACAGGATTAGCATATGGTTTTCCTGTTTTAGTTAAAGCCATCTATATCCTATCCCCCTGTTCCTGTTGCCAACGTAAATCATTCTGATTAGGTACAATCAGCTCTGGATTTACATCAGGAGTAATTCTCCATTCGTTGCTGTCCTCTGGTGTCCTTTGTGTGGTATCACAACCGGCATATTGTATCGTAAGATCTTCCGGTTTATCTTTATCAAAGTCTATAATCTTATCAAAATAAGGGCCTGCCTGTGTTTGGAATGTGTACAGCAACATTCTCTGGCAGTTGTCAGCTGATACGTTCTTAGCATATGGTACTGATTCAAATTGTGTACAGACACCGTGTAAGCACATGACCAAGGTTGCTACGTAGTAGACTATAGGCATCTATTTATATCTGGCCTTACGTACACCACCACCCTTGGCATATTTTTTTACAGATCCACCTTTTTTGAATGGACCAAGGTCTCTTATATCGTTTACTATGGTTGCCCCCGGCCAATTCTTTCCTGTTAATCGTTTATATCTTTTTTGGTCAAGGTCAGATATAGCTTTACCTTTTTCACCCATTGCTATTTGTCTTTCTATTCTGGCTATAAATTTCTGATCGGAATCGGATATAGCTTTACCACCTTTGTCTTGATCTGCATCAGATAGGGTTCTTCCATTAGACATACTCTTCTCTCCATATTATAAAATTAGGCATAGATTCAACAATCCCTTTGCTGTCTTTCTGTTATACTTTGTGAAATTTTGAATAGATCTATGCCCTATATTCTCTATTATACACCGTATAGTAAACTTGTCAAGTAAAATCTTAAAAAATACTGGTTTAATTGTATAAAAAGTACAAAAAAATAAAAAAACACTTGACAACTTGCTGATTTGGGTGTATAATAAAGATAACTCCTTTGATTGAGGGTTTAATATACCCTGTACCCTATCTAGGTACAGCAAGGGTATACCTACGTACAGCAACCGTTCTGGTTTAATTGTTGAATTTTAGTAAAAATGTGTCGACATTGCATACGTATACATAGAGGTACCCCAGTGGCTCATGCGTACCCCCGAAAAAGAATGGCAGAAATTCAACATTTCAAATTAATAATTATACTCGCTTTCCCAACTACAACCAACTATCCAACCTTCATATTTAATTAGGTGTAATTAGGTAGTTTATTAATGCATCATGTGAAATATATTTTTAGTATAGATGACAAATTATTCTATACTAGTTTAATAGTTATTGATTACAAGGCTCTTGTTTAGGTTTGCGAACAATACACAAACAAACAACCTGAACAATATCAAACATTTACGAATTATCTACCTACAAACTGGGCAAAGAAAAAACCCCCGTAAAACTTTCGTAATACAAGGGTTTAATCTGGGAGAATATTTGTATATTTACCTATTTACAGCAACAGTAATAACAGCATTAATATTGTCATTCTTTAAACCCCTTATGATATTCAGCATCTCTTAAAATAGAAACACCAACGAAACAAAGTATTCCGATAGCAAACTCTAAAGAAAAGATAAGAAAAGTAAATAAATCTAAAACACCAAAGTAAGCAGTAAAGCCCATGCTAGTTACAGCATGAAAAACAGCAATTGAACCAATTATTTTCATAAATAATATCATGATATACCACCGTTGAAGTAAGCAAATAACAGAATTACAGCAATGAAACCCCAGACGAAAAGATTAAATACTATTAAAAACTTAACTAGCATTATAAAAATCTCTTATTCTTTTTACATCTGGAATAGGAAAGCCCCCAGAAGTTTCCTTGTAATTTTCAATTGGTCTTTTTACATTCCTATCAATAGTCCATTGTGTAATCTTACTTCTAAACTTGTCCAGATCAGAAACAATATTTATATTATTTAAATCTTTTAAAATATATGTTCCGTCATTAATCTTTTTTCTGGTTTGTTGTGTAGTCTCTGCAAGAAATCTTACTCTATACTTAGACGTAGTAGTGGAATAATTCCATGCAGTACTGTCTAGAAATATAAGCCCAGTGTTTAAATTACGTACAGCAATTATAGTCTTATAAGATTGAAACATTTCTAAACTATAAATACCTATTTTAAAATTAATTATAAATTGATTTGCTACGGGCAAATTTGAAACGTTACTTGTCATATTTTGTACAATCATCTTTTTGATCCTTTATGTTAAATTATAATTGTGTACAGAATAATTCTAAAATATGAAAAAGTCAACTAAACATAAAAAAAGAGCAAGTTAGATATATAACCTGCTCTTTCTTTTTTTAGGTAGTCGGTTTATTTCATATCATAAACTCTCCTCTCATTTATCAAAGGATAAAAAACAAATACAATAGAAATACAATAATTATAATTAAACATAATCTATAAATGGTAAGTATAATATTAATCACTAGCTATGCCACCAATTGTAATTGTAGCCAATCCTGACTATCAAGCATATTTCTGACAGAAATTTCTCTTTCTTTTTGTACATTAGCTTTCTGACTGCCCTTCCTTCCCATTGACACTTCGACAAGTTTTCCTTTGCTGTTTTCTCGTTCAAAAGTTTCATCAGTGTGAGTTGACCAATGAGTAACAGCATTGTATAAACCCCAAAGAGTAGAACCATTACTTATTTTTTCCTCATTAAATCTATGTAAAAGATAATCACAAAGATTTGTATTAACAAGTTTAGTGTCGTACCTTTGTTGTTTATATAATTTAGTGTCTAGTTCTGGTAAATCATTGTTTAGAGCTTCTCCCGTATCGGAACGAAGAATAGCCTTAACGTAACCTACTTTATCTAAATCAGCTAAAGTACTAACAGCTTTATTTTCTTTTTTACAAATAGTATTTGCCAACAACCTGACAGCATCCATGTCAGAAATCTCGGTAGTAGTCCATCTCTTAAACTTCTCTCCATGATTAGTATACATATTCAAAGTTTCTGAAATTTTAGAAACTGCCGAATGGACATTTAATCCTGACGTATGTTTTTTATATTCATGGTAAAACCGTTGACCTCCGAACACCAAAGTGTTTAAACACAAGGAACGAAATGCACCCGTAAAAGTTTGAAAAGCCCAAGATCCATCTATAGAATTAAAAATATCGGTTCTTAAGCAAACATCATCTCCCTCTTTTACTTTTGTTTTATGGTCAAGAAAATGAATAGTTCTTTTAGCCTTTGCACCATTATCCCAAGTACTATCTACTATTTCTAGATTTCCTTTAGATACATCATCCTCTTTTAATTTATCGGTGTATATCTTGTACAAGTCAATGTGTGGTACTGTTTTATATCGTTTGCTATGATTACCGATAAAATCTCCCGTATCGGAACGAATAACAGCTTTCCTTTTTTCAGCTTGTACATATTCACCGTTAAAGTTATAAAACAATGGCTCTTCTTGTACACCAAAGTCAAACAAACTAAAATCATTTAAGTCATTATGTTTATGAGTTTCAGGTAAAACATGAGTTCCTGTCCCCATAATATTATTACTATCCAACATTTTAAAATCCTTTCCTGTATAATGTTAAAAATATAATCGTATACAAAATATAATTAATTGCAACCACTTATTTTATTATTATTTTTATTCTGTACAGAAACACTTTTAATTTTTCCAAAATCACCTACCACGTGGTGTCTGAGAATAGTTCCTATATCTAATCCCTTTGCAAAATCTAATATTTGTTTTCCTTCTGTATAGGTAGATTGACTGACATTTTTTCTCGTATGCTCCCATTGTAACCTTACTCTTCCAAAAGTCCCGTAGCAACCACCTCCCTCTTGTTCACCTACCAATTTCTTTTGACTACCATGGGCATGAAATACAATGACAAAATCTCTGAGCTTTCGTGTACACAGCTGACAATTTTTACAGGTTATCTTTTTATTATATTCTGCTGGACACCTGACAAATTTTACTCCTTTATGAACAAAGTTTTTTCTGACATTTTTATCTGACAAAGTAATAGTTGTAGGAAACATTTTCTTATGTACAGCAATTGCATCATCTAGATTGTCGGTTGATCTATTAATAGTAGTAGTATTTTCATTTACCTTTACATCATGCAACAAAAACAATTTATCTAGTGGCTCGTTTTCAAGTTTGAAATGAGTAAATGTAAATGCTTTTCCTTTTTTTGGTACTGCATTAAGTACAGCTTTTAAATAGTTCCAATTTATCTCACTTGTACTTTTATCCTGTACAGGATTAAGAGGACATATTTTGGGGCAACTACCAAAAACATTTTCTATACCAGAACGATAGGTTACAGCAATATCGGTAGTTTTTAATGCCTGACTTTTTCTAACTAGTTTTAGCATTTTTTTTTGCTTTTTGTTCGGTTATATGTACATAACCATTTTTAATATTAACTGATATTTTTTTCCCTGTACTTAAATGATAGCCGATTCGTTCATTCATTTTGATTAGATCTTTTTTAGTTTGTACAGGAATAACTTCATGTAATTTAGATTTTTTCATTTTTATATTCCCTCTTATCAATTGCTTTTGAATTGTTCACTCTAGTGTACTCTTCTATATATACTTCGGTTACATCCTGAGAATTGTATTTTGATATTTTTCTATTAATGGCATTTATTCTTTTTTCCTTCCAATCCTGTACAGAATAGTCTAATCCTAATTTTTTAAATATACTATTATTTGCTACTATCATTTTCTTTTCTCCTTTACCATAACATCCACTATATCCTGTACAGAAAACTTATGATAACCTGTTTTTCTTATATAGTCCTCACACTCTGAACAAAAATCCTTTACAGACATACTCAATACTTCCTGTACAGTTTCCTCCTGTAAATCTTCTAAACTACTTTGTTGCTGATTATCTAAACTCATTTTATTTTCCTTCCCATGTACAGAATAGACATAACCAAAATTATGTCAAGGAATACTTTCTAAAAAATCTAAATGTTTTATTGCATCACTTTTTTTGCTGTACAGAGTAATATTTCTCTCTTCTTTTTGATCGTATATAACAAACATATCTTCAGAAAATATTTTTAGTATATATCTTTTTGGTAAATCTGTTGACAAATCTG